TGAAGTTATCAATGACTATCTAAATCGTATGACTAAGATTGTTTTAGAGAATGGTGGAACAGTTGATAAGTACATGGGTGATTGTATCATGGCATTTTGGAATGCACCATTAGATTGTGAAGACCATGCCGAGATGGCGGTCAAGACTGCTATCGAATGTGCAGAAGAAACAGAAAGACTAAAACAAGATTTCAAAGAAAGAGGACTACCAGATATCAACATAGGTTCTGGTGTCAATACAGGTACATGCATAGTTGGTAATATGGGTAGTGATACTAGATTCGATTATTCAGTCATTGGAGATGCCGTCAATCTGGCAGCTAGACTAGAGGCAACCACAAGAAACTATAAGACTGAAGATGGTGGTATCGTATCCACATTATATTCTTCCTATACTATGGAAAAACTCAAAACCATCAAATCTGTAGAAGTTGATAAAATCAAAGTCAAAGGAAAAGAAGAACTCATCACAATCTACAAACCTAAATGATAATCATTCTCATTTAGACCCCCCTAAAATAATACTTGACAATACTTGCCCAGGCTGGTATGATGTACACAATGAATAAAAAAAAAAGATTAAAAATAGTTAAATTAGGGGTTGACAATACCTGTTCAGTCCTGTATAATGGTACATATAAACTAAAAAAGACATGAGAGGTCTAATATGAAAGAGAGTATAAGAAAAGAAATAATGGGTATGAATCTTAGCGAGTTAAACAACTTGACTGAGTTTGTTCGTGATGTACAAGTAATGACTGCTAAATCCACACTTAAAGTGGGTATGGATGTTTATATTGTGCAAAAGACTAAAAGAGAGATGGGTACAATCACAAAAATTAAAATTAATAAATGTCAAGTAGACATAAATGGTAGATTATATTCTGTACCAATGTCAATGTTAGAGGTAGCGTAATGAGATTTTTAGCAAAACCAAGAATTCTTAACAGTAAATTTGATAAGACATTTAAGACTGAGAAAGAAGCAGTGGCGTTCTTAGAAAAAGAAACAGAACATCACATGCATAAAGAAGATTGGAAATTAATCGGTAAATTAATAGAGGTATAATATGGGTGCAGTAAAAGATATGTATATGGGTGATGCAGAAAATATTCTAAATGTGACCGCTAATAAATTAATAGGTGGTGATATTTCAGAAGATGATGCATTAGAAATTTTAGATAATAATCTTGATATATTAGGTATGTTAGGATTTGATAATAAGTATGATGCTTTGGCAGTCGTTTATCAAATGACAGAACAAGTATATAAAGAGAGGATTTAATGAAAGGAAGTTCAGGCAAACCAAGACAAAATTTTCAAGTTCGTAATTACGACCAAAAGAAAACTTTTAAAAAGAAACCACCAGAAGAAAAAGCATCTGGTTTAGGTGTAAAAGTTCATGGTGATGATATCACTAAAGCATTACGAATATTTAAAAAGAAAATTCTTAAAGCAGATATTTTAAATGAGGCAAGAGAAAGACAACATTTCATAAAGAAAAGTGAAAAGAAAAGATTATCAAAAGCTGCTGGCAAACAAAGGTGGTTAAGAAAACTTAGAGAAACGCCAGGGGTACACAATTACAATAAAAATTATAGAAAGAAAACAGGAAGATAAAATATGACAGATGTAAAATTATTACGCCTTACTACAGGTGAGGACATTGTAGCAGAAGTGACTAATCAAGATTATGAAGATAATGCTAAAACAGTCACTACAGTAAAGAAACCTTTTGTATTGATACCAATGGGGCAGAATCCAGGTGCAAGTCAAGAGAGTAAATTATACTTTTCACCTTTTATACCATTTGCAGAGAATGATGAATTTGATATTAAAGAAGAAAATATAATAACAGTCAATGAACCTAAGGCAGATATTAGAGATAACTATTTAAATTATATCGGTGCAATTGTACCAGTCGAGAAAAAGATTATATCATGACAGATGAAAAAGATAATGTAGTTGTTGGGCCTTGGGGCGATAAACCAATAGAAAACAATGGTGAGTGGGCTAAGAAAAAGATAGACAAAGCTTTAGATAAAAATAATACTCACAAGATGATGCAAGACAAACTTGACAGAATCGAAGTCATAACTGAAAAAATTATGATACAATTAATTCATACTATTAGTGAATATGGTTACGATATTACAGATGAAAGATTTAGTTTAGACATTGGATTTTTATCAGAAACAGTTAAAGGTGTTTTATCAAGACAAGAAAAATTGCCACATATTGTACAAGGATTACTTGATAATATAATGGCACCATCACCTGCTCAATCAGAAGATGGTACAGATGTATTTTATTCAAAATTTGATGCACCTCTACTAGCAGAATTAGTTGACATGGCAGAAGATATTAAAGATGATAATCAAACAGAGATAGCATTTGAATCAGACTTAGAATTACAAACAGACCCAACAGAAATATCTGAGTGGAAAGATAAAGATGATGAAGACAAAGATAAGGATTAAAACGAATTACAATAATGTAGTTGCCGATATAACTATACGAGGCATAAAATTAGTTATAAACAATAATAATCATAGGAGATTATAACATGGGTAGAAAGAAACTATCAAAAACACAAAGAGTAATTAATTCATTCGAAAGAGGTGATGTAATTACATGGAAACAATTAAGAACAACATTTGACTTAACTTCGCCACAAGCGATGGTAGATAAATTAAGAAGTCAAGGTTATATGATTTATACTAACAAAACTGTTAGTGGTACTTCATATCGTATGGGTGAACCAACACAAGCAATTATTAACGCTGGTGTAGGTGAATTACTTATGAACGGCAGAGCAGATAAAACAATTATCGCTGCTGGAATCAAAGCACTTTATGGAACAGGTGTTTCATTCGCTTCTTAATTATTTAAGAATTAGTGGGGTGACTTTCGGGTCACCCTTTCTAAACAGGAATTTAATATGATATTAGTAGACATGAATCAAATCTCTTTAGCATCTTTAATGATGCATTTGCACATGAATAAAGGTGAGTTAGATGAGGAAATGGTTAGACATATGATATTAAATTCTGTAAGAATGTATCGAACAATGTTTAACGAGGACTTTGGTGAAGTAGTTCTCACTTATGATTCAAGGGCATATTGGCGTAAACAATTATTTCCACAGTATAAAGCGAATCGTAAAAAAGGTAGAGAATCAGATGATAAAGATTGGGATAGTATCTTCGGAGTTCTGAATCAGATTAAAGATGAGATAAAAGAATTTCTTCCCTATAAAGTTGTAGAAACTTATGGGGCAGAAGCAGATGATGTAATTGCAATAGTATGTAAGCATTATCAAAGTGAAAAAATCATGATTGTATCTGGTGATAAAGACTTCATACAGTTGCATAAATATGAGAATGTAAGACAATATAGTCCAATTACTAAAAAACATGTAAATGGGGTTAATCCAGTTGTCTATATAAAAGAACATATACTAAAAGGTGATAAATCAGATGGTGTACCAAATGTATTATCGCCAGACCATACTTTTACAGATGGTTTGAGGCAAAGACCTTTAACTATTAAAAAGATGAATAGTATATTAGCTCAAGACATTGATGATTTAAATGATGAGTTGAAAAGAAATTTTCAAAGGAATGATGCTTTAATTAATTTGGATAATATACCAGAGGAATTAGAACAATGTATTCTAGATGATTTCAAAGGTGCCACTTGTGGCGACAGAAGTAAATTATTAAATTACTTTATGGATAAAAGACTGAAAAGTTTAACTGAACAAATTGGAGAATTTTAAAATGGAAAATGGCGTAACACTATTGTTTTCAGAAGTACTTGATAAAGTACACAAAGCAAAAACAAAATCAGAAAAGGTAGCAATACTCATAGTGAATGATAACAGTTCATTAAGAATGGTATTGAAAGCATCTTTTGACCCAAAAATAGAATGGGTCATACCACAAGGTGAAGTACCATACACAAAAAATGATGCCCCTATGGGAACAGAACATACTGTTCTTCAAAGTGAAGCAAGAAAATTATACCACTTTATTAAAGGTGCAGATAATGAAACATCACAACATCAAAAAGAAAACATGTTTATTCAAATGTGTGAAGGCCTTCATGAAAGTGAAGCACAATTATTGTGTGATGCAAAAGATAAAAAATTACATCAAGTATATAAAGGTTTATCGAAAGATGTAGTAAGAGAGGCTTTCAAATGGGATGAAAATTTCATGATTGAAGAAGCACCAAAATATCCACAAGCGCCAGGAAGTGCTTCTGGAGTATAAAGTACTTGACAATTCCTGTTAAACCTGTTAGAATGGTTTAAATGATGAGGATAGTAAAAAAATTCCAGTTCATGTCGACTCACTCTCTCTCGACCTCATCATAGAGTCGATATGAACACCATAATAGGTATTACATTATGAGTAAGATTAAAAAGATACCATATAAATTTGTACATGTATATTGGATTGACATAACATCTGATAGTGCATGGCGAAGTATAGAAGATGTAAAAGAAGAATCTTTACCTAGATGTTTGAGTACAGGTTTTTTAGTTAGTGATGAGGATGATGAAGTCATTAGATTAGTTAGTGATTTTAATTTCAAAGAAGATGGCACGATTGATGATTGTGGTAATTCTACTATCATTCCTAAATGTGTAGTGCAAGAGGTCAAAGATATATCATGAGTTTTTACATACCAGATTTAATGATTTACTTTATTGCAATTGTATCCATGATTGTAGTTCTAATAATGATGAGTAGCCTAGAGAGAAAAAGATTTAAGGAAGAAGAAGAATCTAAAAAAAATGTTTGAACATGTAATTAGAAATCCCTTTGACATGAAACCAGTTTTCAATATTTGTGAAAACCCAAAGTTCAATGCAAATGAAACCGACCTAGAAATACAAAATCAAAAACTAATTGAGTTAAATAATCTAGGTGATAACATTTGGTTTGAAACAGAAGTTGCACAAAAAGAAAAACTAGTTGAAAAAACAGCTGCAAGTTTAGGATTATTTAATCAACATGATGATTATCAATTATTTACTGAATGTGATGATGTAAAACAATTAGGTATGGTAATTGAAGATGATGTAGTTATCATGCACAATGGTAAACTAGAAGCATGTTTTGTGGCATTTCCATCATCATGGAATGCTGGTGAAAAGGTTGGTAAAAGTTTAGAAGAATTACATGAACCAATTGCAGATAATGAAGCATTACTTCGTGCATCAAATGGTATCATGAGAGCCATGACAAGTGGACAATCTTATCATAGGTATACTTGGGGTATATCATCATTAAATGGATACAGTAATCATCCATTATATGAGAAACCAGAGTTTGATTCTCTGGATGATTTAACATTTAGAGTGGAACATGAGAGGACTGCCACAGTCGTAAAAGACACCACAGCAGTCTTTCTAATACATGTTGATACATACCCATTAAAAGAGGTATTAAGGACTGATTTTGGACTAATTAAAGAAAGTATTGACAGTATGAGTGAAAGTGTGTTAGAATATAAGAATCTAGTAAAAGTAAAGGAGTTGATGAATGAATATCTTTTATCTACATGAAGACCCAATACAAAACATCAAGTGGCATGTTGATAAACATGTTGTAAAGATGGCAACAGAATATGCACAATTACTATCTACTGCACATAGATTTTTAGATGGTGAATTGTATGAAGATAGAACAAAAAATAATCACAGAATCAAAAGGTGGAAACTGCCCGATGAAAGGGAAAGTATACTTTATAAAGCAAGTCATGTGAATCATCCTTGTAATGTGTGGGTGCGAAAAAGTAAATCAAATTATCGTTTGATGAACCAGATTTACATGGCTTGTCTTGCAGAGTATACACATAGATATGGAAAAATACATGGAGCATCGAAACCATCTATTAGTCTACTTAGGGCACCAGATAATATTAAAGACATTGGGTTAACAGAATTACCTCAAGCAATGCCTGAATATTGTAAGGTGATAGGTAATCCAATTCAGGCATATAAAAATTATTATATAAATGAAAAGAATGGATTTGCTAATTGGAAAAATAGAACGAGGCCAGAATGGTATGGAAATATTTAATAGTAAAGACTTAGCAGAAGATATTGAGTATCTGAAAAGAACAGTTAAAAATTTAGAAAAAACTGTAGAAGAACAAAATAAAAAAATTAATTCTATGGAAAAAAATTGTGATGAATTTTATAAAAACATAGAAGAATTAGAATCATTGATTGAAGATTTAGAACCTGATATATCAGAAGTGGAATATCCAAAATAATGCCAACATATACATTTGAAATAATAGAAACTGGTGAACAGTATGATGAGATGATGAAAATCTCAGAAAGAGATGATTATATAAAAAATAATCCACAAGTTAAACCAGTAATGACTGCACCTAATTTTGTAGGTGACCATATTATTAAAAAAATGGATGGTGGAATGAAAGAAACATTACAAAAGATTGCAGACAAGAATCCTAATACGCCATTGGCAGATAGGTTTTCTAAGAGGTCAGCAAAAGATATACAAAAAGAAAAGGTTGTGAAAAAATACAATTTAAAGGATACCTTACTTTAGAAAATGAATAAATACTTTTGTGATATAACCAATTTAACTATAGATTATACACAGGGGGTTGACTAACATGAAGTGGTCAATCCCTACTTTATTATGTTGATATTGAATAAACAAGACTCTATACACGCTGCTACAAAGTTAATTAAATACTTTAAGGACTTCAAGCGTATTGATGATTATTTTCGTGCAAGAAAGATTGAACGAGTTAAAAATATACCTGTTCCTATTCCAGGCATGAGTATTGAAGATGATATGTTTCAATCATATGATATGCACCCAGAGGATATGAATTTCAAAGTCGTGCAAATGCAGACAGAAACATTTGATAAAATGCTTGAAAAGATTGCTTCATTTTCACCAGACCAGGCACCTGGCAAAGAAATGAAATTGATTATCAAAGAAACAAACACAGATACACATGTTGGTTATATTAAATTAGGTTCACCATTGATTAATTCAAAACCTCGTAATGATTACTTGGGTGGTATTCCAGACTTACCTATCTTTAACAAGCGTGCTATCATGGGGTTTAATATTGTTCCTGTTCAACCATTCGGTTACAATTATCTTGGTGGTAAACTCATGGCTGCAATTTGTAATTCACATGCAGTTAGAAGAATGTTAGATAAGAAATATGATACAGAATTTTGTTTATTTGAAACAACTAGTCTTTATGGTAATATAAAAGGTTCATCTATGTATGATGGTATGAAACCATATTTAAGATATAAAGGTGATACACAATCTAAATTTTTATTAACACTAGGTGAAGAAATATATTTTGAAATGAGAGATTGGTTTACTGAAAAAAATGGTGGTGAAGATTTAATTCACAAAGGTGCATCATCAAGAAAACTTAAAATGCAAACTAAGATGGTAGGTGTTATCAAAGCAAGTTTGAAAGTACATGATGCCAAGGCACATGAGATGTTTTCAAAAGAAATTGCTAAAGCAGGTGATGTGACCACACAAAAAAGATTTTACATGGGTGAATATGGATATGCAAATGCTAAAGATGTTTTGTTAGGAAAAACAGAAACTCTAATCAAAGGAGATAACTTTGATAGATTTGAATTAGATGGCATATTCAAATGGTGGAAAAAGAAAGCCACTAATAGATACAATAAGTTGGTGGCAGAAAATAAAGTTCGTAAAGAACTAGAAGTCTGGAATCAAGATACCATGAACAAGATTGATATAATTAGATAAAAGACTTGACAATCTTTGTTTAGTTATGTTAGTATACAAACAAGAATTGGGAAAATACAATTTTCATTGAGATGAATTATATGTACTTCTTAATATATTTAATAGTAATTGGTATGTTTTTGCGAAAACATATTTCAATTTTTTAAAAGGAAAACTATCATGAAAAAAAACAGAAAAGTTTTTAAAACACTCGTTGCCGAAAGTGGATTAGTAAATCATTTTGATTATCTTAATCAGTACATTGGTGAAAAAAATCCACATGGATATCATAGAACAGATATTGATTTATCATTTCAATCTCGCTCTCGTTGGGGTTCAAAAAAACGCTCTAATTTTATTAATTCATGTTTAATGAATATGAATATTAGTAAATTTATTTTAGTTGATGTTAAAAAATGTTTTGTTAACGCTACAGCTGAGGAAGATAAAAAATATTTTAAATCTTGGTTAGATAAAGGCGTTCTATATTTAAATGTAGATTCAAACAATCGAACAGTCACTCTAATAATGTTTAAAAATGGAGATGTAAGGATACCACATGGGGATTACCCACAACCAAATGGTCTTGTTTATAGTGTTGATAGAACAAATGACACATACAAAACTATGGATGAAAGTTTAAAAAAAGTATTTGAACTTAATAATATGTCGATATATGTTGTATCTGCTGCCACTAGAAAACAACTCGGTGATTTGTTTGAGAGAATGAATAATGGTGTACCATTAAATCATTTTGAACAGTTAAACTGTATATACAGCACAACTTGTGAAACTATTCGTAATCTTGCTGATGACCTACATAAACAGTTTGAAAAAGCTGTAACCTTTTCTGCAAATGATATTAATCGTAGGATAATTGATGGTTGGTTAGCTCATGTGTCATATCTTACAATAAAAGGTTATGGTAAATCTTTTACTAAACCAACACACAGAGAATGGTACTCATCAGAAAGTTCATCAAATGATATTATAAACCAATTTGCTGATAATTTTAAAGATTTTATTAACAAAGTTGTTGGTGATAAATTAAAGTTAATGCAGCACAAATGGGTAATCTTTGATTTATTTTATATGTGGAACGAACAAAAAAACAAAAATATGGTTTTTGTTGAAGATTCAAACATGGTACAAGATTTTGTTGATATATACACTGAATTGTTTAATGATAAATCATTAAATTATCATTATTTAGAAGATGGTATTGAACCAGATGAAGATACTCAGAGATTTCCTTTTGCTAAATTAATTTGTGGTGAAGGTGCAAACACAAGAGTTCGTATGGGTGCCTACAAATCTAAAGGTTGGAATATAAACAAATATTTTAAAAAACCAATAAAGAAAGACCCTAAAAGAGTTGCCACAAGAATGGAAAAACAAGGAATTGCTGTTCGTGATGGATGGAAAGATTCTGATGGTGATTCATTTACCCCAGAAACATTATTTGATGGCAATTTAGATGCTGGACATGTTATTGCTCACAATCATGGTATTGAAAAGGGTGGTGTAACTGAACCAGATAACATGGTTATAGAAAAAATGTCAAAAAATCGTGGTAAAGGCGATAAGGAAACTATTATTAAAAAATGAAAATAACAATTGCAAGACTACGCTCATTTGTTAAATATAATGGCCCACTCGAAACTGTTCTGGATAGTTTTTTCGAAAACTATGTAAAGTGGATGAAAGCAAATCCACAACACGAGTATAAAACTTATAATGTATCTTTTGATAATACTCGACCAAAAAGAACACCAGAAACAATTGAGTGGGCTGATGTAATTGTAATACCATCTGATTCTGAATTTAGATATCATGGTGAATTACAAATGAATCCAAAAGACCTTGCAAAATCAGAAAGTCATATAGAACTTATCAAACCTTTTTTTAAGGACAAGACAGTTGTAATGTTTAGAAGTGATAGAGGGGATACAGAAGAATTGTATCGTAGTTTTCTGCCTGATATTAAGAATTTCTATACGATAGATGAAATAGATTTTAGTGGTAATATTCATGGTATGAAATATCACTTTATACAAACACTTAAAAATCCTCTCGCAGATATGATTGATACTGGTAAAAAAATTGACTGGGCATATTGGGGAAGAATGAAACATGGAAATGATAGAGAAAAAACTATTCGCAAAATTTATCGTTCAGAGTTATCTACTGTAATGGTTGGTGGATTTCCTAGTGGAGTGAAACGACAGGCTGCATGGATTAAAGATTGGAAAGAATTGTATCCAATGTTAGAACCTGCCAGAAGTACATTATGTTTTAACTGGTTAGACCCAACTGCTACAACATCAAGATATCCAGAAGCATTATCAATTGGTTTGATACCTTTTGTTTGGCAAGACTATGATATTAACAATACATATAATATAGATGATTGGCAAAGAGTAGAAGAATTTGAAGAATTAAAAGATAAAATTATACAATTAAGAGATGAAGATTTTTTTGCAGACAAACTAGAGGAGTGTAGGACTAATTATAAAAAAGTTCTTTTAACAGAAGATAAATATTTCCAACAGTTTAGTGAAATGATAAATGAGGCAATAAAATTATGAAAATACTTTTACCTTTTCAAGACCCATATGGAAGACCTTTAGACCACCCAATAGTGAGTGGGGGAACTGAAATGTTTTGTAAATTAATATACGAAAATTTTGATGTAGAAGTTTTACAATTAGAAGATAAGGATACTTTAAGTAAAAAAGGTCTTTACTCTCGTAAAACTACAGATGAACAACAAAAAAGTATCCTAGAAAAAGCAGAACAATGTAATGCAGATATTATAATTAATAATTTTGCTTGGTCTTCATTTTGTGGTTCAATAGTTTCTCAATCACATGTTCCAGTAATGAATATTGAACATTGTTTTTATCCATTTCTATCTATCGTGAATAAATGGCATAATTTACTTAAAAATGGTCACTCTTTATTTCTTGTGTCTAACTTGCAAAAAAAATATTATGATGGAATGAATGAAAGAATTGGTAAAATGAATAAAAAAATTGGTAAACGACCCTTACCAATTAACCTACTTAATCCATCATTTTGTAAAACAAAACCAGAAATACTGGACATAGAATATGATTGTGGAACTATCGGCAGATGTGATAAAGAAAAAAATCCATTTAAATTAAAAGATATGACAAAAGATACAGACTTCAGAACATTAGTGATTTCATCAAAATCTTCTAATACTGACAAACAAGGACAATATTATGAAAAAAATAAAAATTGGAGTGATACTATTTGGGATAAACCTCATGATGAAGTTGTAAAGAATATTTCAAAATGTGGAACATTTTTTTCTACTTGGAATAGAGAAACTTGGGGTATAACTGCATTAGAGGCATTATCTTGTGGTGTGCCAGTAATACTAAATTCTAATAAAAATGGTGACCATGCTTCTGAGATTATTCCAGCAAGTGAAAATCATTATAAAAAAATACCTACTAATGATAAAGAAGCTCTTGCAAATGCAATAAAATCATTTAAAAATATTGATAGAAAGGAAATACAAGAAATGACTTTAGAAAAACATAGTCTAAAAAGTTGGAAAAAACAAATGTTAGATTGTATGAGTTATACAATAGATAACTTTAAGAGCAAAACTAGTAATTTAAAGAAATTTATAAACTAAATAATACATGGCAAAACCAGAAGTAAATGATATGATTGAACATTCTGAACCTGCATTTGATAGAGTTGCTACAGGTAAAGTGACTGAATTATTAAGTTCACAGTTCATTTATGAGGTTCATAAAGTGATAGAAAAAGGTAGAGAAAAAATACCAGTTGATAAAACAAGCACAAGAATGTGTATGTTTGATGAAATATGGAGTAAGATTTAATGTCAAGAAAGAAAGAAATTAATGCTGGTGATTTGGTAAAAATTGAACCAATCACAGATAATCAAAAATTAGTATTTGAGGGTTACAAGAAAGGTAAGAATGGATTCTTATTTGGATGTGCTGGTACTGGTAAAACATTTGTATCATTGTATCTTGCACTACAAGATGCACTCAAACAAGGAACAGCTTTTGATAGAGTTGTAATTGTTCGTTCATTAATACCAACAAGAGAAATAGGATTCTTGCCTGGTGATGAAGAAGACAAGGCAGCTTTGTATCAAGTACCATATTCAAACATGGTACAGTTTATGTTCAAACAACCTAAT